CATGTAGATGGCAGTTATGGATTACCGGCTGAATATGTTATGTGGATGGATCTATGGCTTTATAACCGTGACAAGGGCCTTGCCGCTCCATCTTTTAAATCCCGATATTTGGTTAAGGCGACCCAAGCCTCACTAGAACTGGCAGCGTCAGAAGGATCAGCCCTAACTATTCCAATCACTTTTTCCCAAGCCCGACCGTTTATGCCATTGTGATGCTCAGGCCCTTTTATGGGCCTTGTTATTTTCTTGGAACAATAAAATTTAGCATTTTTTAAAAGAATTAATCTTGCGGCATACGTTCAATAAGGTTTTTCTGCATGAAAAATGATTCAATTTTAACGGTGAGTTTTTATAAGGGAACTAGCCGACCATATAACAATCAGGATGGTTCAAAAGGTGAGGCAATTTGTATTGCCGATGTTGGGTATATTTATGGCCAATATACTGCCCTTAAAGCACTCGCAATTCCTGGTTATACCCAACGTGATACATGGCGTATTACTAATTTGGTGGACCAGAACAATGTGTTTTTAACCTCAGTCGCCGTTCTGGGTGCAATCAGTGACGAGCAAGCCGCTAATTTCGCGCTACGGATGTTTAATTATGATTATGGGGCAATTGCTCAGATTAATGCTTATGACGTAATAGAAGCGCCTACATTCGTTTTAGAGCGCCTGGTTAATCATGCTTCACGAGAAAATTACCAGGGGCGTATTACTCAACAAGAGATTGATACATTACGCGCTCAAATTACCGGTAACCCAGTTGTATGGGAAGAAAATAATTGCACTTCACATGCAAGCGCTTCACATTTGATACGCGATATTTCGACCTATGATGAATCACGTGAATTGCTATTACCGGTTAAACCGGAAGCGATTATTCAAGAAGTTATGGATGGCGCTGAAATAGAAGGTTTCGATGCAGTTATCTCCCAATATTCCCGATTAGAAGCCCTTTCTAAACGGGTACTGGTGGCTATGGGTAAAGCTGCAGGTGAAAAAGTGAAGCCGGTTGAGGTGACTACCTCAGATCCATTTAAGAAAAACGGCGTAGTCAATATTGCGACTGTTTTTACCATGAGTGATGGCCAGAGCGTCAGTATTATTTATCACAACCCAGATGCTACGCCAAAACGTCTTGATGCAACAGATACACTAACCAGCTGGAAGTTTTTATTAAATAAGCGTGATGTAACTGCAGTATTGCAACCCAAGAGCGGTAAAAACGTAAATATTCAAACCTTGGCCAAGCGTATGATGCTTATTGTTGAAGGCAATAGTGCTCGTTTTATGAAAGGCCTAGCCAGAAAAGCCCAGGCTGAACAAGTATTGGTAGACCTAGAAAAAGATGAACAGGCGAAGATCCAGGAAGAGCAGCTGTTAGATCAAGAAATTGCAGCTCTACAAGAGCAGCTGGACCAGCCATTAAGTGCAGCAGTTATAACACCAGAAGTAAAAACAGAAGCTGCCCAAGAACCAATACCAGCACAGCAAGATCCTGAAAATGAGCCAGTAATAGAGCCTGATGCTGATAAAACTGATAAAGAAGCGTACACCATTGAAGAGGTGGCCACAGCGTTTAGACGTAAAACTGAAATGGAACGGCAGTTTACAGGGGGTGGACTATGGTACAACACGCCAGAAGTTTACAAGCCGATCAATTACGCCGTAACACAAGGCTGGGCCTACCGCATTTCTACGACCCAGGCAGAATGGAAAGAGGAAGGAATTGAATACTTAAATCAGTATCGTAAAGACAATCCGGTAGTTAGTCCTGGTGCTGAAGCAGCAAAAGCAGCAGGCTTTAAGACCGACAAGGCCGGTAATATTTTGACTTTGCCCAAGGGTAAACCTTTTAGCGTTTTATCGATGACCAATCGATTTAAGAATACACATAACCTTTCTAGCTACATACCTATGAAAACAGAGGAAGGCTATGTTCTACATGAGCTAGAAGATGAACATTTTAAAGCGACCGGTAAAGTAATCGTTGGCCATCCGAAATATAGCGAAATGGTGACAGAAGCCGAACCGCGTTTAATTTTCCAGGTGCATGGGGAAACGTTCTATGTGGTTGATTCATTCCAAGGTACGGCGAAAGGCTTAGAAGTCATATATTCAAAATCTCATTTGTCTATTCCGTCTAAAGATGAAAAGGGCAATGATGTTTTCTTCTATGCCAGTGTTAAACAGGCTCATGATGCAGCGCTGGCCACACTTGAAAAAATGAGTAAAGCTGAACTCTTTGCAAGTGGCCTAATCAAAGCCATGAATAGCTATGATTCAAAGCTCGCAGCGGATATAGCCCAAGGCCGTGAAGCTCAGCCGATTGAAGTTATTAAAGCAAAAAAACAACTTGCCTCTGAACAGAAAAAATTAGATTTAAATGCCCAGCTGGATCAATTACGGGATGAAAACGGCAAGCTCAATCCACTGTCTGATAATCCTATGGAGCGAGTCCGGGCTAATGAAGAAATGAATCTTTTTGAACGTTACGACCACGAAGAAAACTGGATCAAGTTTTTAAATAAAACAGATAGTGTAGATCCAGCAGATCTGGCCAACCGTCATATTGATTTACTGGCCAACAAATTAAAAGAT